GATTTTCCTGCGTCAGCTTGGTCAAACGTAATCAGGCCTGCGTTGGCCGATAGGCGTGGATCAGCCACATTCATATCCACTCCAAAGGGGAAGAATGAGTTTTGGGAACTATGGCATGAAGCGCAAGACGATCCTAACTGGTTCACCGCAATGCTCAAAGCATCAGATACGGCAATCCTGGATCAAGAAGAACTTGATGAGGCAAGACGTACAATGGGCGATGACCGCTACGAGCAAGAATTTGAGTGCAGCTTTGAAGCGGCAATCCAAGGGGCTTTCTACGCAAAAGAAATGAAAGAGGCCACAGAGGATGGGCGTATTACCCGTGTGCCGTATGATCGTGCAGCATCTGTCATCACAGCATGGGACTTGGGCATAGGCGATAGTACAGCGATATGGTTTGCTCAGTTCGTAGGCCAAGAAATCAGGATTATAGACTATTACGAAAACAGCGGAGTAGGATTAGATCACTATGCAAAAGTTCTCTTGGACAAAGAATATCAATACGAGCAACACATTCTGCCGCATGATGTACAAGTCAAGGAACTGGGAACAGGGAAAAGCAGGCTTGAAACGCTTGACGCGCTGGGCATACGGAACATTGAGATTGCGCCGAAACTAGCGGTAGAGGATGGCATACAGGCTGCGCGTACCATGATCCCTAAATGCTGGTTTGATGCTGATAACTGCACCAGAGGCATAGAGGCTTTACGGCAGTATCGCAGAGACTTTGATGAAAAGCTGAAGACTTGGCGAGGTAGACCGCTACACGATTGGACATCACACGGCGCAGATGCGTTTAGGTATCTTGCGGTAGGTTATCGCAGGGAAAGCGATTGGGGTGAGCCAATCAGAAGGAATTTGCGCGGCATAGCCTAGTGTGGTAAGGTGCAGCTAACACAGGAGTTGCCTATGCCCAAAAAAGGTTTGTATTCCAACATTCACGCTAAACGCAAGCGGATCAAGGCTGGTTCTGGCGAGAAAATGCGCAAGGCTGGCTCCAAAGGTGCGCCTACTGCCAAGGCGTTTAAAGCAGCAGCCAAAACAGCAAAGAAGAAAAAGAAATGAGAACAGGAAAATACGGATCATCCGCGAAGTTTAAACCTTGTGCAAATTGCCCAACGCCTAGCAAATGCGCAATGGCTGGTAAGTGTTTAGCAAAGGGGTAAGTAATGGGACTACTTGATGATCTATCAATGGGCCTTGGCCTGAAAGAACGCGACGATGATTATTACGATCGCACAGCAAAAACACTAGGTCGCACACAAGGCGCAGGCCGTGAGGCGCAATATCGTCAATCAAGAGGTTTTGGTCAGACAGGACGGCGTGGCCTTTTGTCTGGGTTCGGTGGTGGATCAGATGGTGGTTCTAGCGGGCAAGGAGACGCGGATCGTCCTTTCTTAGCCCAACTTCTAGGTTATCGTGATTATGAGGATATGTTTGACCGTGGTGGGCGTCATGCATCTGGGGGGATGTATCGTGGCGCTGGCGGCTATAGTTTAATGGCTAACTTGGCACATGCTTTAAGCGGTCAAGAGTTTGGCGAGCGTACACCTTACGAAAAGATCAAAGCAGAGGCATCAGTCAAAAGCACAAATGGTGCGGTTCCAGAGGCTACACGCAATGCTTTATCAGGCCTGCGTCCTATGCTGCGTCCAGATAATTTAAACGTACCGGGGCCAGTAATGGCAGGTCATAACGCGCCTACTCCAACGCCTGCGCAAGATTATGGGTATGATTATCCAGCATATGCACAAAATACACCAGCAGCACCACCTGCACCAATGGCACAAGCTGCAACAGGTCTAACTATACCTTCCGCAGCACCTGCGCAGGGCGTACCAGAAATGGGTGCAGTTGGTGGATCAGAGGAAGCGATGCGTCAAAGAATGCGTAATGCTGGATATGATCCGACAGGTCTTGGCCCATTGGAGTTGCAGACATTTATTGAGGCGATGGGATTGTAATGCCTAAAGACCCCAGATTAGCCAGAGCAGGCGTTAGTGGCTACAACAAGCCCAAACGCACACCTAGTCACAAAACCAAGTCACACGTTGTTGTGGCAAAGGAAGGTGACAAGGTTAAGACGATCCGCTTTGGTCAGCAGGGTAAGACAGGCGATAAAACAATGACAAAACGCGCCAAATCATTCAAAGCAAGACATGCCAAGAACATCTCCAAGGGCAAGATGAGTGCGGCATACTGGGCGAACAAGGTTAAGTGGTAATGAACCTGTTTCAAGTTTTAGGCGGCAGAACACCAGAAGAAGAAGCGTTGTTGCGTGAAGAAGCGGCGGCGACTTTTGGTGATGTCAACTTTGGTCAATATGGCGGTATTGATACAATTTACACGCCAGATGGTCAGCGCCGGGACTTTCACGCGATGCCAGTTGATCGCTATTCAGCGGATGATTTAGAAGCAGCGTTAGAAGCAAATGCATCTCGTAGTGCAATCCGCGAGGGTATTTTTAACTACGTTTTGGATAAAACTGGTGATTTGCGCAAAGCTACAGATGCGGCAACAGCAGCAGATTATACGCCTGCGTTGGGAACGGCTATTGGTTTAGAAGAAGCTAAAATTGCCAGCCAAGAGATCATGCCTTACGTCCGAGAAGGTGATTATAAAAGTGCTGGCATAGAGGGTTTTAACACAGCTATGGGCGTAGCAGAGGGATTGCTTGCGGCTGTACCTGTAGTTGGTGGTGCATTAAAAACAGCAAGTCGTGTAGCGCCAAAGACATCAGCGGATGCCATTGGATTAACTCGCAGCCTGTTGTCGGGTGACTTAGAGGGCATCAGCGATACTTTTACGCGCAGCAGACCAGTACGTTCTTTAAGTGCTGCTGGCACAGATTATGAGCGTAGCGGAGCAAATATTGCAGAATATCTTTCTCAGTTTCCTTCAGCAGAGGAAATTGTAAAAGGTGAACCTGTCGTTCCAATGTCAAACGTCACAAACATCACAACGCAAAAACCAGTGGCACTTTCTCAGCACAGAAGCTCAGGTATTTTGTCAGATGAGCGTCTTGATCCTGTAGAGCGCGGCACAATCGCAGGTCTGTTAGGGCGTGACGTGATGAGCATTGTAGGAGATCAATCAGGCAGACATACGATCACCTCAGTGAATGACATGGTTTTTGAGACACCGCAAAAAAGTCTAGCTGGATTTGAGTTTACAGACATCCCCGGTCAGGGCTATGCAGGCGCACTGAGTGCAACGCAGAGTAAGCTAAAAGAAGCAAAGCGCAGCGTTGATCCATATGTCATGAGTGTTTTGATGGGTGAGAAATCATCCGACTTTTCATTGCATGAGGGCATGGTTTTCGGTGAAATGATGAAGTCAGCGCAGATTGAGCCGAGCGATGTGGCAAAAGCTGATGAAATGATCCGCAACATCAGTAAGCCAGAAGTTATTGTAAAGCGTGACGCAGATGGCAACCCAATCTTGAATAAAGACGGCTCTAAGAAAACGCAATCTGTAGCGACAAAGCCTTATGTTGATACGCCGAGCGTATCTGATCCTCGCGCAATGCAAGAATACATTGCAAATCTTCCTAGCGGTACACATCGGGCTTACTTCTTGAAGGGCTTGGATAAAGCAACGCTGCACAAGCTAGGCATACCGAAAGTACAAGATGCGCGTCTGGCGGTGGCAGATGCTGCGCAGTTAGGTATGGATTGGGGTACGACAGGATACCGAGGGTTTACACCTGATGTGCAGAAAGGCGTATTAGAAACGCGCCCAGATCAGTCTACAACTTACGGATATGGATATGACAAATTAGAGGATCGTTCAGATACTTACTTGTCGGGATCGCGTGGCATCCCAGCAAACCTATTGTTCCGTAACTTGGCAGAAGAACAACGCGCCAAAGGTACAGGTGGTGGATTGTTGATGAACAGTGCGGATTACAAAGTGTATGAGGCCAGCCCAAAACGCGCCAAGCAGCGTATTGAAGATATAGACGTAGAGACAGTTGATAGTTTCTTAGAGGTAGAGCGTAGATTTGGTCGGGAAGCGGCGATGCGATTTGCGCAAGACCTTCTATCTGGTGGAAAAGTCACTGGTAAAATGATAGAAAAGGCTAGAAAGCTAAACGCGCCTAATTGGGTGATTGCTGCGATGGTTCCGATGGCAGCTATGCAAGAAAGCGAGCAATAATGGCTATAACAAGATACTCAGAGCTAAAAACAGCGGTAGCAAACTGGCTAGATCGGGATGATCTAACGTCAGTCATACCTGATTTCATCACCATTGCAGAAAAGCAAATGGAGCGTGAGATACGTCACTACAAGATGATTGAGCGGTCATCAGGCGCATTGGATAGCCAATACAGCGCAGTCCCTGCTGATTGGTTGGAGACAGTACGTTTCGGCATCACAACGGGTGACACGTTTAAGCTGGAGATGACGACGCTCAACGACATGATGACGCGGCGCGAAAGCAATCAGAACACGCAAGGTCGCCCAACACTGTATGCCCACATTGGCGAGACATTTGAGCTATTCCCAACGCCAGATCAGACATACACAATGGAACTGATTTACTACCAAGAAATTCCCAAGCTATCAGCAAGCCAAACAACCAACTGGTTGCTGGGGGATGCGCCAGATGCATACTTGTACGGATCACTGATGCAAGCAGCGCCATATCTTGGCGAGGATGAGCGTGTAGCGGTATGGTCAAGCCTCTATGCAAAAGCAGTTGCAGATATCAACCGTGTAAGCCTGAAAACAAGCCAATCAAGTAGCGGCATGAGAATACAGGTCAACACTTACTAAACGCTGTAAAATAGTGTATAACGAGATCAGATATATCTAGGAGATCAACATGAGTTTTTCTAACTACTTAGAAACAGAAGTGCTTGAATGGGCATTTACTGGTTCTGGCGGTACGCGCCCGACTGTGTGGTACTTAGCACTGTTTACGGCTGCACCATCTGATACAGGTGGCGGCACAGAGGTATCGGGCGGTGCATATGCGCGTCAGTCTGTTACGTTTACTGTAAGCGGCAATACAGCGTCTAATAATGCTGCGATTGAATACCCAACAGCGACTGCGAATTATGGCACAGTAACGCATATCGGCGTGTTTGATGCGTCATCTTCTGGTAACTTGTTGGCACACGCTGCGCTAACGACAAGCAAAACAATTGAAACTGGTGACGTATTCCGTGTTCCTAGTGGAGATTTAGACATAACACTGGATTAATTGAATGGCTGGTTACGGCTCCAGTTTATACGGTCGCAGTCTTTATGGCTATGATGGCACAGTTCAAGATGCGTCTGCTACAGTAAGTGCCTCTGCTTCTGTAACAGCATCTGGTCGTGTTACGTTAATTGGGTCGGCATCAGTCACTTCAACAGCCTCTGTTGCGGTAGGGTATGAAAGAGATCGCACAACTGGTTCTGCTGTTAGTGCTACGTCATCAGTTGATACTTTTGGTTTCCGTACCGCAGGCGCATCCACAGTTGTCTTTCCACAGCTTACAGTATCAACGTCAGTTGGCGCTATAAGAAGCACGTCAGCAACGTCATCAGCGTCTAGTGGGTCTATTTGTGGTGCGGAGCGCATACATCAAGGCGCAGTAAGCGAGGATTGCGTTGGTGAGCTTGTTGCGACTGTAGAACGCGCTCGTAACGCTAGTGGTACTGCTTCATCGTCTTCAAGCGTAATCTCAACGATGGAGCGTGTGCGTGAGGACAGTGCTGCGGTCACGGCAGCGTCAAGTATTGACACGCTTGGATTTAAGACTGCGAGTGCCGTTGTCATCGTGTCTCCAAACCTCACAGTTTCTGCGGATGTAGTTCGTGTTGCAACAAGCAGCGTTACTGTTAGCCCAGCGCTTAGTATCACGGACGCGGTGCAAAGGGTTCGTGAGGCAGCGCCAACTGTAGAGGCTGAAGCATTATTTACGCCAACTGTTGCAATCACTGCGAACGCCTCGTCTTTGATTGCGCCTGCTTCATCTGTGGCTGTGGTTGGCAGCAAGGTTGTGTCTACATCAAGCTCACTTTCTATGTTATCATCTGTAAGTGCAAACGCACGATTGAAGTGGGAAGAAGATGCGGACGTTACCGATACTTGGACGCAGCAAGCTGATCCCAGTGATACTTGGACACCACTATCTGACGACAGCGTAACTTGGACAGAGTTACCAACGAGAGCGGCATAAGGATTGAAAAATGGTTGCTTATACAACAACATATAGTTTTGCAAAGCCGACAGTCGGAGATGATGAGGATGTCTGGGGCGGCTACTTAAATGGTAACTTTGACACGCTTGAGAGCTTGTTGAAGGGTACGACTGCGCTGACCGCAATCAACGTCACTGGTAATATTACGGTTGGCGGGAATGTTGATGGGCGTGATATTGCTGCGGATGGCACAAAGCTGGATGGCATTGAGAGCGGTGCTACTGCTGATCAAACCAAGGCTGACATTGATGCACTGAATATTGATGCAGACACAGTAGACAGCCTACATGCAAGCAGCTTCCTACGAAGTGATCAATCGGATACAATGACAGGTGACTTAACCGTTAGCGAAAACCTAAAAGCTGACGGCGGCAACCTCATCATCGGAGATGACGCATATTCTACAAGCACATCATATGTAGGCATGAAAACGTCATTTATGTCAAACACTACTGATTATATGATCATCAGCGGCACCAACGATGGGAACACTTACGTTTCTGCAAAGAGTGGTTCTGATGTTCATATTAGGGGTGGTGGCAATAACTCTGTATACTCATTAACCGTTTACCCTGATCAATGGCCTACTGTTGGAAATAGTGCGCACTCAATCTGGCACTCTGGCAACGATGGCTCTGGCTCTGGCCTAGATGCTGACTTGTTGGATGGGTATCATGCAAGTGAAAGCAGTACGGGAAGCACTCTAGCTGCGAGAAACAGTAGTGGCGATCTTTATATGAGGTATGGCATTTCCGCTTATCTCAGTATGTCGCACACGACATATCAGCGAGATTCTGATACCACATTCTATTCATCAGGTGACAACTATATCCGCAAAAACAATGCGACAGGCTTTAAGAACTCACTAGGTTTAGGTACGGGTGACAGCCCCTCGTTTGCAGGGCTAAACATCAACGGCAACCTAAATGCTGCCGATAATATTTATATTGCTGGAAGTCTTTACCACGAAGGTGACACCGATACTTTCCTATCATTTGGAACTAATAGTGTTGCGATAGGCGCAGGTGGATCACAAGAAATAACAGTCACCCCAACAGGCGTTCAACTAGGCGACACAGGCAACGGCTACTTCCAACCTGTCTCTGGCAACTATGGCTCTATACAGATTGATGGTGGTGCGCATACTGGTTGGGAAGGTTATAGCATTGGTGGTCGTGCTGTGTTTATGCATAATAATAGCACTACTACTGGCATTTATAACGACGTAGATAATGAATGGTTACTAAATTGTACCCACAACGGCGAAACTTATCTTTACTACAATGGGACATACAAGTTTAATACTAATAGTACTGGCGCAAACATACAGGGCGATCTCAATGCTGTAGATAATATCTATGTTGCAGATAACATTTACCATGAAGGTGATACTGATACTCGCATTAACTTTGGAACCAACCACATTAATTTTTATGCTGGTGGAACTGAGACACTAGAGGTTTGGAATACTGGTACATATAATTATAACGTATACTACGAAGATTATGACGCATTATCAGGCACATCTGTCACGGTAAACTGCGACACTGCCCAAGCATTTAGCTTAACGATGACAGGCAATACTACGTTTACATTTAACAGTGTGACTAACGCATGGTCTACTGGTTTTGTCCTAGAGCTAACAGGCAACGGTGGCACAGTCACATGGCCTACCTCAGTAGATTGGGCGGGTGGTACTGCACCTGATGCACCCGCAAGTGGTGAAACTGACATTTACGTATTCTGGACAAGAGATGGCGGAACAACATGGTACGGCGTACTATCCGTAGACGCTGCGGCATAAAAGCGGTAAGATGCCGATAAGCAAAGGAATTTGATATGGCAAGCACTTGGACACTTAACAACGCGGTTGAAAAAATCGCTGACGGTGAAAAGACAGATACATGGGGTCAGATTACAAACCGTAACTTTGACATCTTAGATCGTGCAGCATCTGGCGTTGGCACGATTGATCTATCATCCTCTGCTGCGGCACACACTCTAAGCACAACAGACGGTACGACAGGCGACAGCTTGGATGACGGGATGTATAAAGTTCTTGTGCTATCTGGCGCGACAGAGGATTGCACGATCACAGTAAGTCCAAACGATGCAACTAAGTTTTACCTTGTAGATAACAATAGCGGATATGACTGCACATTTACGCAAGGCACTGGTGATAATGTCACTGTAGCCAATGGATCAACTGGTATCATCTACTGCGATGGCTCTGGTGCTGCGGCGAACGTCAGGGCAATTATTGACGCGACAACGCTAACCACGCTGGGTATTACAGCATCGGCAGCGGAGTTAAATATTCTAGAAGGCGTTACAGCGACGACTGCGGAGCTAAACTACAATGACATCACAACGCTTGGCCTTACAGAAGCAAGCAAAGTGGTAACTGCGGATGCGAATGGCGATGTTAATATATCAGAAGAGCTAAAAGCAAAAAGCTATAACGATACGTTTTCTGCAATTACTTCATCTAGCGGTACGGCCACACTTAACTGTGAAACGGGTAACGTATTTTCACTAACTCTGAGCGAGAATGTAAGTACGTTTACATGGAGTAATCCCCCCGCAAGTGGTACGGCTTATGGGTTTTCTCTCAAGGTAATACAGGATGCGAGTGCCAGCGGTTACACTATTGCGTGGCCTGCATCGGTAGACTTTCCTAGCGGCACCGCCCCCACCCTTACCGATACCGCTTCAGCAGTAGATCAGTTTGTTTTTTACACGCATGATGGCGGCACCACTTGGTACGGTTTTACTGCGGGTAAAGATTTGAAAACGCCGTCGTAACAGATGACTTAGGAGACTTTTCTAATGAGTAGTTGGAAAAAAACTTTAATGGTAGGAGGAGTAGACGAAGTGCCTAGAGGTGAAAGTTTATTTGCAGTTCCAGGGACATATTCTTGGACATGCCCCGATGGAGTAACGTCTATTAGCGTTGTTGTTGTTGGTGCAGGAGGTTCAGGTCATGTTGTTGGATCAGAAGCTGGTGGTTTATCTAAAATAACGGTGGGAGGCACAGTCGTTCAGGCTAATGGCGGCGCGGCTGGCAACAATGCAACCAATGCTGGCGGCACTGCATCTGGCGGTGATGCTAACAACAGTGGCGGTCAAGGCGGAAGCCGTGGTGGCGGCGGTGCGGCAGGCTACTCTGGTAACGGCGGCGGCGGCGGTGGCAGTTATGTTGCGGGAACAGCAGGTTCCGGCGGCGGTGCTGGTGGTGGCGGCGGCGGTGGCCTTGGATGGTCTGCTGGTGGCGGTGGTAATGTTTTTGGAG